CAAGCGCAAACTGTTCCATGTCAGCAAACGCGCCATAGTCGCTTTGCACGGGCGCAACTTGGAACTGTTCAAGTTGCAAACCAACGTCCGCATTGGTGCCGACATTCAAAAAAAACTGATACCACTCGCGCGCCAGCAAGCCCGTCCTGGGGTCAACAAAGGGGATACGCGGGGGCAGGAGTGTTGCCGTCATGCGCCTAGCGCCCGCGCTTGCACCATGCCGCTTATCATGCAGACCTTGACGGCATCGGTGATAGTAACGCGAAAGATGCGCGCCCGCGACTTGCCTAGCCGACGCCAGCGCACCCGAACATTCTGACCAACCTTGCCCAAGCTAGCCTGCAATTCGTTGCTAAACGTCGCGCCGTTATCGTCTGACCATTGCAGCACCGCCACCGCGCCGGTAAAGCCCCCAACGCCCGTCTGCATTTCGATTTGCAGCGCGTCAAACACGTTCCAAGTGTCGTTTTCGTTTGAAATATAAGGCGCGGCCCGGATGCGCGGGATAGCGGCCCCGTCATCGGTATAGGTATCCAGCGCCATGCTATAAACCTTGGCGCTTTGCCAGTCGCCAACAATAGTCAGGCCGGCGAACGTCATCTGGCAATTGCTACGGTGCCGGTTCAAGCCGCCTAGCGTGTCTCGCCATGCCCGTTCATGCCACAAGTCGCTTGCCGCGTCATAAACCCATGTCGCGTTGCCCGTGGGGAAGGATAGCACGTAAAACAAATGCCCTTCCTGCTGATAGGTATAGGCCACCGCGTCCGAGATCGTGGCATATTGGGCAATGGCGTATTCGATTGCATGGGTTGACACGCGCGCTGGGCTATAGCCGTTTGCCCGATAGACGATGCCCTGCCCACGATCATCAGCCCCAAGCCAGAATACCGTATTATCAGCCTTTGCGACCGAGCGCGCGGCGGCACAGCCCACCTCCAAAAACGCGCCTTGAATACGGGCAAAAACTTGGTTGGCATCGCCTTGGTTAAACCACACCTCGACGCTGTTTTCGCCAAAAAGCCACACCTCCCGATAATTGACGATGCTGGCCACAAGGTTATCCGGGGAGCCTTCAGCCGTCGCAAACGACAAGCCGTCAATGAGGCTGCTGTAAAGCTCCGTCCATTGAAATTGCCCGGTGCCAGGCGTAGACCAAACGAAATAACCGTCCAAGAAATCTACATTGATGCCACCGAGGAAGTCCGTATCGGTGATTTGTGTCGTTGTCCCGGCAACCGGGTCAATAAAATAGCCGTCCGCATTGCCCGTAACCATCATAACGAGCGTGCCATTGCTGGCCATGCTAACCGGCGTTTGCGCAAAATTGATGGTGCCGATAAGCGTTGCCGCGCCCGCCGTGGTGACGCGGTAGACCTGCCCCCCACTAACGACAATCGCCAGTGACGGCGTAAAGCGCAGCACGCCACGGATAGGCCCCGCGCCGATGGTTGCCCACAAGCCAAGGCCCGGCGTGCCAACAAGCATGGCCACGCTACGGCTAGTGCCGCTCCCGCTCAATTCAGGATAAAGGTTCACACAACGTTGCGCGTCAAAAGTCAGTGACCGCGCCGTGTATGCCCCGCCAACAAAGGGAAAAGCCGGCATTAGTAACCGCCTCGGAACGTCGGGTTAGGCCTAGACAACAGCGTCACGTCAAGCCGCGACACAGACGGGCGGCGATTGGACTTCTTAAGCATTGCCTTGCTGTTGCGGATGCCCGCCGCTTGCGTTTCATTCAATTGCACGCCGTAATCCGCCGCCAATTCGCCGGCAAGCTCCCATTGCAGCGCGCGAATATAGCCGGGCGGGAACGCCATGACATGCGTTAGGCTTGTTACAACCGCAATCTGCTCAAAATAGTCGATATTGAGCGTAATCGCTTGCGAAGGGGTTGGCCACAACAACAGTTGCCCGTTTGGGTAATGGTTGATATAGGCATATCGCAACGGGTAAAGCGTGCTGGTGGCCTTCACCGTGGCGGCCAAATACTGATCGTACGTCCAAGGCGCAACGCGGTAGTCTACCCCGTCAAAGCTGCCATAAACGCCTTCAATTTCGACCGGACGTTTCGGGGTTGTCACCAGCGCGCCGCTAGGGCCAATCGTGTAATTGGCAACGCCAGGCGTTAGGGTGAAAGATTGCGCCACCCTATCCCAAAGCGTCAAGCCTTCGATGTTGTAGCTTTCCAGCACGTCATTTAATGACGCCAAGCCGTCCGCAGCCTCAGCGGCGGTAGGTGTCTCGCCCGTCGCAATGACGCCCAACTTGCGCATGGAATTGGTAATCAGCGCAAGTGCTGTAATGCCGGTGGGCATGGGCTGTCCCCTAAAGGGTGGGGACGGCTGTTACACCGCCCCCGGTTACGCTTACTGGTAGAGCGCCGCAATCGGCCCCACGGCGGTCGTGAAGGTCGTTGGCGGAGTGAACGACGCCGGGATGATGCCGAACGTGCCAGTAGACGAACTGGTCATCTGATTGCCGCCGTTTGCCGACGCCCAAGTGCGGAAGCGGGTCGTGGTGCCGTTGATCTGCAAAGCCACGAAATAGCGGCCCGGCTGCAACGTCACAACGTTGTTGAACGGCAGGTTCTGAAACGAGTTGACGCCCGTTGCAGTGACGCCAGCAACCGGCCCGTTGGTGATAAGCACGCCGTTGGTGTCATATAGCGCCGGGATGAGGTTGTCAGTCGCGGCAACCGAACCGTTCAACACGCTGAGGCCAGTCCATGCCGCTTTGAACGGCACATAGATTTCGCAGCGATAGAGCGTGCCGGCGACGGGGGTCGTGTCGGTGCCTAGCGATGCGAAGGCCAGGATCGGGCCATTGGGCCAAATGCGCGGCCCTTGCGGCGCAGCGGGGGCAGCAAGGCCAGCGCCGGTTTCATCAATGACGACGTTGCCGCCAAGGGTGAACTCGCCAAGCCCAGTCGTCGGGATGTTGGTGTTGCTTTGCGTCGGCACGCCGGTTGCGGCAGCGGCAAAGCCTTGTGCAATCAGCGCGTTTTCGGTGCTGGCGTCAAACGTGACAACCGCGCCCGATGCAAAGTTCAAGTATGAACGGAGAAGGGTAACAGCCATGGTGTGAACTCCTAAGAATGTGGCAGGCCGGGCGGCACGATTACCGCCCGGCCAATGGCATCAGGTGGCGTAGATGCAGGACAATTCCGGGTAGGTCGCAGCCCAACCGAACAACATGTCAATACGCGTGTTGCAGTTGTCGTTGACGCCATCGTAGTAGTCCGTCACCTTCAGGTTCATGCCTTTCCACGACGCCGTTGAACTGGCCACACCTGTCGAACGCGGCGGGGTCGCCATCGGCACCATGGCCAGCGTAAAGGCATCCTTGTGAAAGCCGACGCTGCAACCGTAGCTTCCGCTAGCCGTGCCAAAGATGGTGAAAGCAGCGCCGGTTGTAGGAGAAGCCGTCACGTTCTGGAAAGGCCCGCTGGTGACAATCGCCGGGCTGATCGGGATGGTGGTAGCGCCAGCGGCACAATCCGCCGTCACGACAAACTGTGCCGGCGTGCCGGTCGATACACGCGACTGCGGGTTGACGGTATTGACGCCCGGAAGGGTGATGCGAGTGCCGCGCGTGATTGTGCCGCCAAGGCCAACAACCGTAATGGTAGAGCCGGTCTGGTTTGCACCGTTGATGTTTGTGCCGGTAACAGCCTGAGTGCCATTGGTATGCACGTCAACGTTCTGACCCATGTCAACCGACATGCCAAAGCTGTCAACCACAAGCCCGTTGCCGTATTGATCGGTCAACTTAGGCTGGCTGTTAAACAGGCCAGACAAGCCAACAATCATGGACGCATTGAGCGACGGGTTCATCACAAACCCGCGCATCTTGTCACGCGGGGCGGCGGCTTCGTCCAAACGCTGGCCAATGCCGGTAAACGCCTGGGTGGCAAGCAAGGCCGTAGTGGGTGGCGTGCCGGGCGTGCCAATGACGTTCGGGCTGGCAAAGCGCGCAAGCTGCAAGCCCTGACGGTCGATTTCATTGGTTACAGTGGCCATCGCCGCCGCAATCTTCTGCGACAACTGCTGCACCTGAAGCGTGCGCTCAAAGTTGGTGAAGCTGATATCACAGCCGCCCTGCGAAAGCGTTAGCGGCACGGTCGTTTCCGTGGTGGGCTGCGGAACGGCAACACGACCGGCGCGATACTGATAACGCGGCGGACGCTTGATGTTGATAACGGCACCCGGCGAATAGCCGCGCGATTGGTTGGAGGTATACTCATCTTCCCAGTCACGATTGACCATGGCGGCGAAGGCGAGGTTGTTTTGCAAAATGGCCAGCGCCTCCTTGGCGACCAGCGAACTAAATGCAAGTGAATTGGACATTGGGGTTCCTTAAAGGTTGACCCCTAGAACCGCGCTCCCTGCCTACGCCGCTCGGCAACATATTCGTCCATTGATACCTTGGACAGGTCAACTGAACGGCCGCTGCTTTGCGGGGTAATCGGGGTAATCGGTGCCGGGGCATTGCTGGGTTGCTTGACTGCCGGGGCTGTCAAGACGGTTTCAAGCTTGCCGAGTTCAATCGCAGCGCGTGTTGGCGTCATGGCGTTAAGCCGGGCCGCCACGTCAGGATTTTTGGCGATATGATAAACCAAGTGCGGGCCGTTATCGCTGTCCAACAACGCTTCAACGACATGCGGGGCAACCGGCGTTTGGTTGTCACGCACAACGGCAGCGTAATCGGGCAGCGCAACGACCGCCTCAGCCTCTCGCGCTTGCCATGCCGACTGCCGGGCATTGCTTGCCGCCTGGTAAGCCTGTTGCTGTTGCACCTTCGCAACGGCTTGCTCGGCTTTCCATTCGGCCAATGCTTCAACATAATCGTCCGGGTCTGCGTATTGGTTGCGATCCGGCTTTTCGTCCGGTTCAACCTGCGCTGTTTGGGTAGCGACCCCTCGCCAATACTCAACTTGACGCTCGGCTTCGCGCCGGGCGCGCGTCAATTCATCAATGCGCCTTTGAACGCCGTCGCCAGCCTTGAACTTGCCCTTTTCATCGCGGGGCTGTCCATCGCCTTCGCCTTCATCGCCCGCATCCGTTTCATCCGCTTCCGGCGCTTGGGTGGCTTCCTCCACTTGCGGCGCTGTTACGGCTTCTGTTTCTGCAATCGGTTCCGGTGCAAGGTTTTCGGTAACGATCATATCGCTCATGACGCATCTCCAGCCCGTCATGCCCGGACGGTGCGGTAAACCCTTGGCCTGTTGCCCCGCGACGGGCTTGCATCGCGGCAGTAATTGTGCGGTAGTTAAATACCGCGCGGTATACAAATACCGCAAAACAGGATAGCACGCAAGCGGCCATCACCACGCCATTGCCAGCAACGCGGCAATGTCATCCTCATCGTCAGCATCAGCTTTCGCCTTTGCGGCGGCTTGCGCAACGGCAATTGCGCGGGCCTTTTGTGCAGCGGCTTCGCGGCGCTCGGCGCGGCGCAACGTCACCTCATCGCTGGCAACGCTCTTGGCGGCCTCACGCGCCTTGGCAAGCGCTCCGGCAACGTCAAACGCGGGCGTTTCCGGAATCGCCAGCTTGGCGCGCGGTGGCGCTGGCGTCTCGACTACGGGCAGCGGTTCGGGCGCGTCGTCTATCCAGCGCCTGTCACGCCTAGATTTAGGCCAATTCCACGCCGCGCCGCCGAAAAATTGCGGTTGCTCGGCTTCAATCGTGACCGCGCCAGCCGCGCCTATGCCGTTAAGCAATGCCGTTGTGGTGGCAGTAAAATCGCCCGTAATCGTGACGTTTGCAGCGGCACCAATGCCATTTAATGTCGCAGCGGTTGTTGCCGTAAACGAACCGCCCGCCGCAACCGGAATTGCAACGTCCGCAATCGGCAGTTCGCCAATAGGGCCGCCGCCAATCATTTAATCGGCCAACTTTACCTGCAACAGCGCCGTCAAACGCGCAATCTCAGCCGCCAATTCTTCTACCGTGCGTCCATTGGTGTAAACCGCTGGCGCAATAAATGTCGCCGGCATATCGCCATTCCACACATAGCCAATCATTGGGTCTTGCCCCGCCGCCCACTCGCTTTCC